TTTGAGCCATTAATGATAATTGCGCCGGAGGCCAGCCCGTGACAACAACAAAAAAGTTCAAAAAAGAATGCAGACAAATGGCATAAAATAACCCATGGGTGCGGCAGATAACCGCTAGAAAGAGGTGTAGAATGACATTCCACACCGAACCACTCACACACGTTTCATAACAGCCTATCAGGAGTGCAACTAAGGGCCCAGAATAGAACTTTAAGCATTCCTCGAGAACTGGCGAAACCAGAACAGGAACCAAAAGTTCAGTGTTGACCCTAGGCCCCCAATCCTTATCAATTATTACATCGGCCACCGTGCCGGCTAAATTGATTGGAAAAGGGGATTGCGCTATGAAAGTTTCCAACTCTTTCAAATGTGTGACTGAAACGTCATACCTATCCGCGTAGAACCTATAAGTTTCATCAGTAGGTTCCAACGCGTTTTCTCCATATTCACTATATTCCTTTACGTACTTCAAGGCCTTGGCATTATATGCGGGGTTTTCATAGATCCCGCGAATGACAGGGATGTGGGAAATGCTAGTCTCCAAGCCCTTCGCTATGCTCGAGAATTGCTCCTTCACTTGATCCCCAGAAAAGTTCGTATTCTTGCACCAGAAGACTTTGCACAATAGTCGACCCAATAAAGGGGACAATTTGTGAACGCGTCCAACTGGAACAACAATGGATGAACAGAACGAGGCTGTTGATAAAGAAACTTTCTTTAACTTTGCGATGAACCCTAGAGATGTTAGCTTCTCCAACATGTCCTTGAAGTTGTATCCCTTACGCATGAACAAACAACTGTCATCACCTTTGACTATCATAGCAACAATCCTAGAGGACGTAAACCACATAACTATGATGTTCAAAACAGTGTTGCCCAAGAGAGTTTCCGACCTACCGGAAAGTCTCAATCCACTTACTACATACTTGATTCCTGAACGTGTTGTGACTAAGATCGAGTCGTTGTCGTACAACATCAAAGCACAGACTTCATCGGGAACACCACATAGTCGGAAAAACTCAACTATTATGGAAATCGCCCAATGGCACTGCGTGCTATCGAACTTAGAGAAGTCGTTTTCAATGATGTCGTATTCAGCATGTTCAAGGAAAAATTGGCCTATTTCCTCGGTCGAGGTATGGAGAGGAAATAGAACGGGGGCATTGTAACCATCCAACTGTTCAGCCAGTAGGACGGCTAAAGGCACTAGCCAACGACCAACAAGAAAGTTCAAAAGAACATTGCTGGAATGAATAGGCCTGGGTACTTTCCCATCAGAAGCATAAAATTCTGATTTAACGAAAACAGAACTCTTGTTCCATTCTTCGCGGCTCAGGTCGACACCACTGGTGACTTCCTCAAACTCTTTTCTCAATTTCTTCTCTTTCCCAGCAGGGAAACGAGAGACCCACTCGTCAAAGGATAGGGGCTCCAATTCTAAACTTATGGCTGCTGCCGTCCTTCTTAGGAAATTTGGAATGACGACTTCTGCCCAAACTTTTGCCGAAAAAGTAACTGCGTTTAGCACTCTTGCCTTGATGGCTGCTGCTAGGTTATGACCACAACG